GTTTAATGCGCTTGCGGCGCGGTTGAAAGGAAGCTAGACATGAATGGAGCTATCGCCATGACGAAGCCGAAACCCGCGCGCGCGCGCGGTCAATCAAGCTCCGAGGCCGACCTAGGCCCTGCCCAGCGCATTCGCAACGGCGCGCTTGAGATCGGGTTCCGGGCCGATCCTGACCAGCCCAGCCGCACCGTGAAAGGCGCCCGCGTCCGGGTGTGGTATCACGCTGAATGGAGCGAGGGCCGCCTGACCGATGCCCAACACGAGGCGGCGGACCGATACAGCCTATGGAGCGAAGAGGCGGCGTTACTGTCCGAGGGCAAGCCTGCCATGCGCGGCGGGCCAGGCGGTGGGGCGTTTAGCGGGCCATCGGATAGGCTGGTGTGGTTGCTGGCGCAGCTGCGCGCTGCGGACGCGGCGCTGGACCTATATCGAGACCCGGTCAAGCTGGCGATATGCTGGAACCTGACGCCTGATTATCCTGACGCGGTGCGGGTGGGGTTGCGGCGCTTGGCTGAGTTTTGGGGGATGTGAAAAAAAAACGCACGCCGCGCATTTTTTCGCTTGCATCTTATCCGCGTTTTGCGTATAAAGATTTCACCGAGGCAATCAAGCCCGGCAAATCGAGGGATTACCCAGATGACCAAGTTTGAAGCCGGCAAGACCTACATCGGCCGCTTTGCTACCGACGCCGATAGCCGCATTAGTCTGAGCGTGGCAGCCCGCACACCCAGCACCATCAAGACGGAAGCCGGCAAAACCCTACGCATCAAGGTTTGCCCCTACACTGGCGTCGAGCGTGTGTATCCGCTTGGCCGCTACAGCATGGCGCCGACAATTTCCGCTGACCGTTTGGCTTGAGGAGATAACCCGATGAGCAACACACAAACAACCGCCGCCCGTATGTATCGCGCCCGCCGCACTGCCGAACGCGCCGCCGGCCTTTTGCTGATTGAGCGCATTGAAGCCGGCGCTACTCTTAACGATCTGAGAACCATCACAGGCCCGATTGGTCAGGATGGCCTTGTAAAAGGCACAGATATGGAGCCTACAGCTTTGGTTGCATTGTGCGGCGCAGCGCGTGCCCGCATTAGCAACGCGCTGAACGTGCTACGCGGATGACCCCTACCCGTTTGCGCGAGTGCCTAGACCTGCTGCACTGGTCGCAGCGTGGTCTAGCGCGCATCCTGAGCCGCGACGAGGGCACTGTGCGGCAATGGGCGCGCGGTGCTGTGGTGATCCCGGTGGATGTAGCGGCCTGGCTGGAAAAGCGCGCTACCCATGCCAGCAAGACGCCGACGCCGGTGCGAAAAACCCTTGACACGCCGCCCCAGGGCTTGTAGCGGCAACATATAACTCAGAATTGCGCCCGGAGCCGAAAAGGCTACCGGGCTTTTTTATGGAGAAACCTAATGGGCACGAAAAAGAAGGGCGGCAAGAAGTGCTAATGGGCGGTCGCACGAGCGCGACCCGTCCAAAGGGTAACGGCCCCGGCCACGGCGGACCGGCCAGCGGCGCACCGGCGAGCGGCGCAGGCTACGGGCCAGGCGCAGGCCCGGCCAAGGCGTTTACCAGCGAGCAGCAGCCGACCGGCGAGGCCAAGTCCGCCGGTAAGGAAGTCGCAGCCGAGATCAAGGCCAAGATTGCCGCGCGCAAGGAAGAAATCCTAGAGGCGCAATTCACGCGGGCGCTGGACACGGCGCATCCGCAAGGGCACGCGGCGGCGGAGGCTTTGCTGAACCGCATTATGCCGCCAACCGCGCAGCTTGAGCATACTCACACGCGGGCCACGATCAGCGCCGAGCCGCTAACCGAGGATGAATGGCTTGCAGCCCATGGAGACAACATGGCGACCCCAGGCGGGGCCTCAGAAGGCACTCATTGACGCCCCTTTTGGGGAAATCCTATTCGGTGGCGCCCGAGGTGGCGGCAAAACTGACGGCGTTCTAGGAAAGTTTGGGCTGAAGGAAGCCCGGTTTGGTGCCGGCTTCAACGGCGTTTTTTTCCGCCGCGAAATGCCCCAAGCCGATGACTTAATCGAGCGCGCCAAGGAAATTTACCTGCCGACCGGCGCGGACTGGCGCGAGCAGTCCAAAACCTTCCTGATGCCCCATGGTGGCAGGCTGCGCTTTCGCCCGCTTGAGAGCGTAGCGGACGCAGCCAAATACCAAGGCCAAAACCTATCGGATGCGGCAGTTGAAGAGGCCGGAAACTATCCGTCAAGCGCGCCGATTGACATGCTATTTGGTGCTTTGCGTTCAACAAAGGGCGTGCCGATCCAGCTAATTTTGACCGCCAATCCGGGCGGGGTTGGCCATCAATGGATCAAGGCGCGCTACATTGACCCGGCGCCCTTTGGTAAAAAAGCGCTTACGCGGTTGATGCCGACCGGCAAGCAATCGCACAAGTTCATCTACATCCCGTCGCGCGTGTCAGATAACCGGCTGATGTTGTCCAAAGACCCCGGCTATGTGGACCGCCTAGCCCTGACGGGCTCCAAAGAATTGGTGAAGGCTTGGCTTGACGGCGACTGGAACGTCATTGCCGGGGCGTTCTTCCCCGAGTTCGATATGGGCCGGCACGTTATTGCGCCGCGCGAATTGCCTGAGCATTGGTTCCGCTTCAGGTCCCTGGACTGGGGCAGCGCAAAGCCTTTCAGCGTGGGCTGGTGGGCTGTATCGGACGGCGAATTGGCCGACATCCCACGCGGCGCGCTGGTGCGCTACCGGGAATGGTACGGGTCAACCGGCAAGCCGAATGAGGGTTTGAAGATGACCGCTGAAAAGGTGGCAGAGGGTATCGCGCATCGTGAGGCGGGCGACCCTAAGCCTGAGAATGGCCTGCATGGCGTGGCTGATCCGGCCATCTTCAGCAGCGACGGCGGCCCAAGCATCGGCGAGCGCATGGCGCGCGCTGCCAAGGTGTTTTTCCGCCCTGCCGATAACGCCCGCGTTGCGCGCCAAGGCGCGCTTGGCGGGTGGGACCAAGTTCGGGCTAGGCTAGAAGGCGACGAAACCGGGCCGGGCTTGCTGATCTTCAGCACATGCCGCGACCTGATCCGCACTTTGCCGGCGTTGCAGCATGATCCTGACCGCCCGGAAGATGTGGACAGTGACGGCGAAGACCACGCGCCGGACGAGGCGCGCTACGCTTGCATGAGCCGCCCTTGGGTGCGGCAGAAGCCAGTGCAAAAGCCGGGCAATATTGTGTCAGTTGGTGCGGGCAATACCGCGACTTTCAATGATCTTTGGAAAACCGCGCCGCAAGCCGCGCGCTGGTAAGGAAATCTGACATGCTGAATGTCCCCTTTACGCCTGGCCAGACCGTGACGCTGGCAGTTACGGCGACGAGCGCGAATGCCAGCTTTACTGCCGCCAATGCTGACGCGACGGCGGTGGAATTTCTGAATGCGGGGACAAACCCTTGCTTCGTGGTGTTTGGCGCGACTGCGACCACGGCGGGTTATCCTATCGGCGCCGGGCAGCGGCGGCTGATCTCCAAGCCTGCTGGCGTGGTGCAATTTGCGGCCATCTGCAATGCGGCGCAAACGACCACGCTTTACGCGACAGCCGGCCAAGGCGTGTAAGCCGCCAGCATGTCAATTGAATTGAACGATCTCGAATACAAGACGCCAGAGGGCAAGTATCGCCGCTGGCTGGTCGAGATTGATCAGGCCGAAAAGTGGTGCCGCGATTGGCATGAGACTGCCAAGAAGTGCTTGAAGCGCTACCGCGACGACCGGAATGAGCTTCAGAAAACACAGCGCCGCATCAATATCTTTTGGTCAAACGTCGAAACCCTGAAACCTGCGCTATATGCGCGCCGCGCAAAGCCGGTGGTTGAGCGGCGGTTCCGCGATGCTGACCCAATCGGCAAGGTGGCGGCGGAAACGCTGGAACGGGCTACCACTTTCGCCACGGATTCGGACCAGTTTGACGAGGTTATCAAACAAGCGCGCGATGATCGCTTGATTGTTGGGCGCGGCACGGCTTGGCTGCGGTATGTGCCGCACTTCCAAGAGATGCAGCCCCCGACGCCCGCCGACGGTGTGAGCGTGACGGATGACGCCGCCGAATATGAGGCGGAAACGCAAGCCCAGGCGCCAG